CCACAGGATTCGCGGAAGAATCCACTTGTACAACTCTTATCACGGTTTATCAATAAACCAAATGATTCGAGTATGCTCATTGCGTTCACGGCGAAAGCCGTTGGGACAATGACATCGTCTCCATACACATATATACGCTCTTGCGTATATGCGTCGGGTGCTGCCGCAGTTAGAATCGCCCAAACAGTAAGTGCCAATATAGGAAAGCATAAAGCTGACCCCATTGGCGCGAACTTTTGAAGCGGTATATTCTGACCGTTGGGCAACACCGTAGATGAACTCCGTGCTGAACACAGAATGTCGAAAACGACACCTGGGAACAGTAGGCGAACCAGATCAACGCTGATGCGATCCGAAGCCTCTTTGAGGTCGAGGGTCGCATACCTGCCAGTTGCGGAGCCACAAAGTGCTCCCATTTGGTTAGGTCGTTGATCAGTGAAGAATACGTTATCTCTTGTAAGAGGTAATGATTCTATGTGTTGAACCAAAACACGCGAGATACCTTGCTGAATCCATTGAAAATCAACGGGATCACATGATATCAAGCGAGGACCGCGAGAGTCTTTCGGCACAAGGATAACCTTGGCTGGAAGATCTTTGTATCCGAGGTTTTGCAACCTTTGGATACGGTCACAGGCATGATCCAGACATGAGCAGAAATACTCATGGACTGGAAAATGCTTGCGAATCCGACTAGAAACATTAGTCCACTGGTACTTCGCCCAGAGTTTTTGCTTTGTAGCAACTACTCCGGGTCCGTGCCGGGGGTTAATGTTCTTTAAGTCGAGACCAGTAAACACTCTTTTCAGGAGTGTTCTGGCCTGCAGCGTAACGTTAATAGTATTCGGAAAAGGAATAAATTCCTTCTGAAGCCTATCCGTTATGGCACCACAAGATAGCTCAACTTGAGCAAACTTGGGTGATAGTTCAATAAGGTCCTTCTCCGTTTTTACAAACGAAGAAATGACCTTGTGTTCCTGTTCATCCGAGTAAGGCAGTTCGTACTTATAAAATAAGTACAATATCTGTCTTAATACTCGAACGCTATCTGCACACGGGTCTTGAAGGACCGTGCCGGTTGGGGCGAACACGCGATTGAAGAACTCACCACAAAAGAGTGGAAGTTCACTACCATATTGGGTTTTGAATCCAATCTTGTTAGCGTTCAGTGGCGTGTGACCAGTAAGGGCCTTATCAAGGGCCTTTCCCAGTCGTGGTAAAGTTTTCGTAAGAAAACTTATTCCTTCATGGCGTAGTCTGTCGTTGACCTTTCGCAAGGTCAATCTCAGACTACGTGTGTTGAACACGACTCCATGTGACGTGTGAACGTCAAGGAGTAGTGCAGCGATGAGTTTATACTCGTCTACTCTATTATTAGGAACCATAAGGTATCCTGTGGTAGAGTATGCATTACACCTTGATCCGATTACGCGTCCTAACCCGTAAAAGACAATGCCAAATAAGTCAGCATCATCAGTAATGAGAGAATTCGAACCACAAATACGACCAAAACGTCGCTGGCCTGTTAAAGCCAACTACAAGTTGATCGGTACAAGTGATTGGGATTCCTCATCTCGCTTCAATGTTGGTGAAGTCTATGTGATCGAACCGTACTTCATTAAGCCTTACATGTTTTTACATGGAAAACTTATAGAAGATACGGAACGAACACTAGTACTTCAGTACAACTTCGGAACTGATCAGTTCGAATTAGTCGTCACATAAGGTGGCGACACAACCGAATTAGTCAGTAAATAGCCTTGAAAGCTATTAGAGGGATAATAGAAGTCTTGGTAAGAACCAAAACTGATAGAATCCTTACCGAATGATAGAAGCGAACTCGTCGAGTGAACTGGGGAGGTTACAAACCTCCCCACACACGACGGGATTAGGAGTAGAAGCAGGGCAATCAAAACCCTGCTAATACAAGAACACTTCTTATAATCCATGAAACTTTTCATGAATAAGTGGTATTAAATACCACCATTAAGAAGCACAGCAGAGCCGTTACCAGTACCATCGAAGAGAATAGTCGAACTGGCGCCTAAAGACGCCAGAAACGAAACTAGCTCAGCGTTGACATTGGTAGCTTCAGTGATTGCCGCAAGTGCCCCAACGGGGATTACTGCGACAGCATAGAAGCTAATCGTAACTGGAGTGACGTTATCAACCGTCGAGACGATAGTTTTATCGACTCGAACGACTGACCGTCGAACCAGTTTGATTCCTTTGCCCGTCTCTTGGTGCGAAACCTTGAGACGATGCGGAAGGGCAGGAGATTCGCCGATAGCGGCGTACTCATGCGAACGACCCTGAATGCCCAGAGACTGGAATTCAACTTCCGTCCCTGCGGCGTTCTTCACTTCATTGGTGTTAAGTGTATTACTTAGCATACTTTGTTTGTGTTCTAAAGGCCTACAGCCAGCATAAGCTTACTGTAGGTTGCGATGACGCGGTCTCCTGGAGAATACCAGGGCCGCACCCAGACTGACTTCGGTAGAAGACAATCCGCTCGCGATAAGCGAGGCCGGACTCGGCATGCACAGAACCCGTTTGTAAGCGGTTTCCGTGACTGTCGATGCCGGATTTGCTGCTGGCCCATTAAGTAAGTCGAAGGAGCATTCAATGCTCCGACTACGCTTAATAGACCATAGGCATCTCCGTATGTTTACTGCCGGTTCCATCTCTCTCACCGATAGTGTATTGAGGTACTTACTAACATTCAGTACCCAATCCACTACAAATGAGTAGGGAATTGCGTTCCAGATAATCGCAGGGTTAAGATTAACCCCAAGAGAATCCATGAGCGTAAACAGGCGAGCGTGCTCGCGCTGTAATTTGGAGAAGGTGTATTGAAACTCCATCTCCAAATGGAACTGCGAAGCCTCGTACGTAACCTTCCGATGGGACTTAGTCTGGCGTATCAACTGGTAAAAGTTCATTCCGAACTCTAAACCAGGAGAGTGCCAGTCTGAGGACTCATAGGAGTGGGTAGACGTATCGTACTCATTAATACCTATAGAGATATGATGAGTATTAAGCTTCTCGGCTTCCGCTAGTAGTCGCATAGTTTGACGACTCCAGCGGCTAAAGGCGTAAAATACGCCTTTAATGTCTGAGTATAACGGTTGCAGATTGAACTTAAGTTGTAAGTAATCTGACGACCGTTTTCGGAGTATCTCACGAAACGAAAGATTCGCAAAAGCAGATCGACGAAGGTTATTAAGCTTCGTTAATCTGTTCAGCAAGTCTTCCGCGTGTGAGAACGTCTCTCTGAGCGTCTTCATATCTTTCAATTCTATAATTGAATTTATGATAGACAATTCAGGCTTGATACCAGGCAACATCCTCAGAAAAGAGGATCCTAGTAACGAGTCAAGTTCAAGGGGGTTTGGTATATATACCTCACCACCTTCAACTGAAGACATTTCGGGTAGACCTACAGTAGGTACACTCGAAGTTCCGAATTGAGAACACCGAAACATATCAATGGTCTGGGGGATGTTACCCTCATACCACTCGAACGCACCAGGGGCTTTCGCCTCAGTGTTATCGAACACGAGCAGGTCAGCAGGCACAGCCGTTTTCTTATAATGAGAAAACGGATGCCATACTTTCCGCCCGTATTGCTGGTCACTACACGCCTCGTCGACAGCTGTGAAGCTGGTTCCGCGAGCATAGTAATCTCGCGTTGCAGGAGCTGATGGTGGGTGAGACGGAATATGGTTGTAACCATAAGTCGCCAAAGCCCAGACATTATCTTCATACAACGTTATGTTTCGCTGTTTCATACATACGAGCCCTTAACAATCCTCAGCAGGATTGCTAAGGGGAAGTGCACTGTAACTACATGGTCAATTTAACTGAAGGAAAACCAAAAGATGCGTTTGCTGGTCATTCGACCAGACGCACTTAAGGAATTTCCAGTTTTCATTGTACCATTCGTGCCATCGTGCAGCTTGCGCAACGTATTGAACGTCGCTAGAGCCCACAGGCACTGTAGCTATAGTATGAGGCCTATAACTAGGTTTCATGGTATTACTACTGCACTACATGGACGTCGAACATAGTTCGACATTAGGGGGCCACCCAACAGGGGTG